ACAGGAATCGCAACTGCAAATAGAGAAATGGTTAAGGCGTTAGCCAAAAGAGATGATGTTGAAATTCAAGTAGCTGATGTATGGAATTCTAAGTATGATTGTAATAAAGGATTAGAATATTTGAACAAAGCTATTGATGGAAATTCTAAAGATATTAAAACTATTTTTGCTGCTTACCCTCAAACTTGGCAAGGTGGCTATGGAGAATTAATTGGACACCCAATTCATGAGGGGACTAAGATATTTCCACAATGGATTCCATTAATTAATCAATGCGAAAAGATATTTGTTTGTTCTGAAAGTAATAAAAATTTGTATAAATGGAATGACATTACAATTCCAATAACTGTTATTCATTATGGAACTAATCCAGAAATTTATAAACCGGCACAGCTAAGGAACAGCTCTGGCACAGCTAAATTTACATTCCTTTCAGTTAATTCTTGGAGTGGTGAAGTTGGAGATAGAAAAGGAACTGATTTACTTTTAAGAGCATTTGATGAAGAATTTAAAGAGGGCGAAGCAAAATTAATTTTAAAGATTGGAACTTTCTGGCAAGATAAAAGAGATTACAAACAATTAGCAAAAAACATTTTAGGACATGAAAATAAAGATATAATAATTGATACAGAATATAAAAGTGAAGAAGATTTAGTTAAGTATTATCAAGAAGCAGATTGTTTTGTAGCACCCACAAAAGGAGAGGGATTTGGATTAACAATCTTAAACGCTATGGCTTGCGGATTACCAGTAGTTGTGACTAAAGATGTTAATTCTGGACATATGGATTTCTGTAAAGATAGAGATTCAGTTGTTTGGATTGATGCGACAGAAGTTGAACAAGGAGATCCTCGATTTTATTGCCCTGGAAATATGTTAGCTAAACCAGACTTTGAAGATATTAAAAAACAAATGAGATTTGCTTTTGAAAAGAAAGATGAATTAAAAGCAAGAGGCTTAGAGGTTAGTAAAGAAATTAGAGAGCATTGGACTTGGTCTGTAACGGCCGAGAAGATTGTTAAATTTTTACAAAATGACTAAATCAAAAGGAAAAATCAAAAACAGAAAGAAGATTAAACTTAGTGAAACACACAAGGAGAGCATTAAAAAATCTATGAAAGGCAAACATAAAGGTAAAGATAACCCTGCTTGGAAAGGTGGAAAGAGTAGAAAATACTCACAGACATTAAAAAAGACATTACCTCAAGTTTGTGTGGTTTGTGGTTCTAATGAAAATTTAGAAATACATCATAAAGACAGAAATCCAGAAAATAATGAATTATCTAATTTGGAAATTCTTTGTAGGTATCATCACAAGATAGAACATATTGCACATCTAATCCCATTTCAATATAAAAAAGGAGAGAATAACCACACAAGAAAATGAAATCAAATGAATTAAGAAAACATTTTGTATCATCAAGCAAATATCACTCCTATAAATGTAAGATATGTAAAAAAACATTTAAATCTATAAATGATATTAAAGAACACTTCATATTAGAACATATGGAAGCTACAATTAAACTTAGAAAACCTCAGAAACTTTATCCCTATTATTTCTTTAGTGATGAGGAGAAAGTTATTGATGGAAAAGAATATATTAAACATGCTAAAATTTGGTATAATAAATCTAAAAAAGAAAAAATAGTGGAATATCTAAAATGAATCCAGAAGAATTAAAGGAGATGAATGAAATTGATTGGTGGCATCAAATGGAATTAGACGGAGTCATGACTCCTGGCAGAGATTATACTCAACCAAAGTTACAAACAATACAATTACCAAATAATTTGAAGGGAAAAAGTGTGATAGATGTAGGAGCCTGGGATGGCTTCTTCTCTTTTGAATGTGAAAGACGAGGTGCTAAAGATGTTTTAGCGATTGATACAATTACTTGGAAAGAAGGCCCACTTTGGGCAGCAGATAAAGGTAGAGAGATAATGCATACTGGAAAAAAAGGTTTTAATTTTGCTCAAACAATCCTTAATTCAGCAGTTCAAAGTATGGAAATAGAAGTTATGGACTTAGCAAAAGCACAACCTAAACAATTTGATTTAGTTCTTTGCTTAGGAATTATGTATCACATGAAAGACCCTTTTGGGATGTGTAAAGTTATGTATGATATTACTGCAGAGGGGGGGATGTGTATTATTGAAACTCATATGGATTGTATGAATATTAGAGATAAGGCTGTAATGGCTTTTTATTCTGATAAACAATGTAACAACGATCCTGGAACTTGGTGTGGGCCTAACCCTAAGTGTGTTGCAGAAATGCTAAAGGCTGCAGGATTTAAAGAAGTTAAAATGGTTTTTGCCAATGAGCAAATTCACAGGGGGGTATTTCACGCATTCAAATGATGACTTGTTTTCTCTGTTCTAAAGGAATTTTTCATGGCGAAGAAATCCCAATTAGAGTGGATGGAGAAGAAAAGGTAATCTGTAAGGAGTGTGATGATGAAGAAGCATGGGAATAGAAGATAAGAAAATAACTGTAATGACATTTGGAGATAATCCTAAGATGTCTACTGGCTATGGTTGTGTCTGGGATAATTTACTTCGTAGATGGGCTAAGATGAAACCTAAATGGGATTTCATGCATGTTGGTTGGCAGAACACTGATAGACCACATAAACGTGCTGAGGGTTACTATATGCTACCAAGAGGTAGAGATAATCATGGGTTTGATATGGTTCTACCAAACTTGATGAAATATAAACCTGAGATATTAATTACCCTTTGTGATGTTGGAAAACAAAGTGGATTTATTGCAGGAATTAAAGAAGCAAAACAAAGAGGATGGAAAGGAAAATGGTTAGCTTATACTCCTATTGATTGTCACCAGTGGGCGGTTCATTGGACTGAGATATTTGCTACACCAGATATTAATATCGCCATGGCTAAGTTTGGAGAAATAATGATGAAGAATAATGATGTTCCTAATGTAAAATATATTCCTCATGGTGTGGATACAAAGGCTTATTTTCCAAGTGCAGATAGGGGAGAAAGAAGAAAGGCATTTGGAATAAACGAAAAGTTTGTTGTAGGGTTTGTTGGAAGAAATCAAACAAGAAAGATGATCCCCCATATGATGAGAGGATTTGCTAATTTTGCTAAAGGTAAAGATGATGTTACTTTGCTAATGCATACTGATGCTCATCCCCCAGGTGGAGAGGGTAGAGGTTCTGTGATAGACGCTCTTGTTTGGAAATTTGAAAAAGAAAGTGGTGGAGATTTATTTGCTTCTAAAAAGATAATGATGACTCAAGGAGATATGGATATTCTTACAAGACAAGCAATACAACCAGACAATATGAATGATGTTTATAATTTATTTGATTTGTTTCTTTACTCTACTGGTGGAGAGGGATTTGGCTTACCAGCGATTGAATCTCAAGCAAGTGGATTACCTATTCTTATGAGTAATAATACTACTGGCCCAGAATTAGTTGAAGAAAGTGGAGAGTTAATTGATACATTGAAAGATAATCATGGAAGACCTATTGGTTATATTGGAACTAATGGTGTTGAAAATCTTATACCTGATGATGTTCATATAACTCAATTACTTGAAAAGTATTATACAGATTGGAAAGGAGATAGAGAAACTCTGAAAGAGATGTCTGAGAAAAGTAGAAAGTTTGCACTAACTTATGATTGGGATATTGTAGCTAAGCTTTGGCTTGACTTGTTCGAGGAGAATATCTAATGGGAAGAAAATGTCCTTGGATGGCAGAGAGAAATAGAAAATATAGAACCTTTAAAGAGAAAATAAAGAAAAATTGTAATTTCTGTAATATAGAATTTTTTGTTAGGCCATCTAATAAAGACGCTAAATTCTGTTGTAGAAAATGCAAGGATGTTTCTCAAATAGTTAAAAATTCACATAGTCATAATCAGAAAGTGTATAAGGAATTAAGTAAATTATTTCCTCAAGAATGTATGCTTTGTGGAACAGATGACAAGTTACTTGTTCATCATAAGGATGGAAATAAATTTAATAATTCATTATGTAATTTATCTATTCTTTGTAGGGGTTGCCATAACAGGGTTCATCTGAGGAAATCTGGAAAGTTAGTAATAATTTCCACACCCCATTCATGAGAACAATACAACAGATATTAAAGGGAACAGATTATGAAAATAATCAAGTAGAATACTTCTGGGCTAAATGTTATGTTGATTTTGCTTTCTTCGCAGAACATCTTTTTGAATTTGATATGTCAGATTATCATCGAGAATGGTATACTCTAATGGAGAAGTATCCTCGTCTTTGTTTAATGGCTTTTCGAGGTTCTGGGAAAACTAATTTAGTTGCAGCATATTTTATTTGGAAAGCAGTCTTTGGAGAAAATTTATCTTTTCTTATTCTTTCACAAGATTTTGAAGATAGTAAAAAGGTTTTAAAAATTATAAAAAATATGTTTGCAGATAATGAAATGCTTGCTCAATTTATACCCCGAGATAGAAACGTATCTTGGAAAGCAACAGAATTAACAATTAATAATAGATGTATATTTTATTGTAAAACTTATGGAGAGGGTGTAAGAGGATTAAGAATTGATTTTCTTCTTTGTGATGAGGGAGGACAATACGAAGATAAGTCTATTTTCTGGACTGCGGTTTCTGCAGTTGTTCAATTAAATCGTGGAAAGATATTTGTGATCGGAACACCAAAATCTCCAATAGATTTACTACATGAATTAAAAGAAAATGAAGAATATTACTTTGATGAATATCCAGTAGTTAAAGACGGAAAACCATTATGGCCACAAAAATATACAATGTTAGAACATGATACAGAAACTCAAAGAAGTATCCCAGCAATAAAAAAAGAGATAGGAGAACTACCTTTCCAACAAGAGTTTATGTTAAAACCAATCAGCGACGCTAATTCACTTTATCCAATAGAATATTTAAATGAAGCACTTGCTAATACAGAAAAGTTTTTACCATTCGGAAGAAAGAATGAACAATATTATGTAGGGTATGATATTGCTGGTGGAAATCTAAAAGGAGATTATGTTGTGATGACTGTCTTGGGAGTAACTAAAGAAAAGAAAAGACTTGTGAAAGGATTAAGATTTAGAAATACGTTTGAAGAACAACTTAGAATCTTTAGAGATTTATACAATGATTTTAAACCAGCAAGAGTTGTAGTTGATGCAACAACAATCGGAGAAAAACAAGCTAAGGATATTGAACAAGAATTTGGTGGGGTAGAAATGCTGAAAGTAACCTATGAAATAAAACATAAAATCTTAATGGATTTAAGGAGAGAATTTGAAAGATATAATATGGTTCTCCCAAACAACAGGGACGATGATGCTTATGCTTTTACTCAACAATTAGTCACAGAATTAAGTGAAGTTTCTATGCATGTAGATTTGAGAGCTGGACAAACAACCAGAAACAAATTATCTTTTGGAAAATATGATGACTGTGTTAATAGTTTAGCTTTCGCAAATCGAGCTTCTCAAGACCCTTATGGTGCAGTTTCTTTTAGAGGGGTTTAAGAAAATATTTATTCCCTTTCCTTTGGATTTCATTAAGAATATTCAATGTAACAAATCCTTTAGTCGCTTCCAGGGAGCCATCATGATAATTTAATATAATTGATTTATAGAATTTCTCTACTAAATCACATTTCTTTAGTTTATTTTTCTTACAGAATTCGTCCATTGAGTCTTTAATCATACTGCTTATGATAAGATTCTCTTGTTTTTTGTCATAAGTATACTCTTTTCCTTTAGTTTTACGCTTTATCATTGTTTTATAGAAAACGAACATAAACTACTTAAACCTTGTTATATTAAATAAGTGATGGAAAATAAACCTAAATTAACTAAAACTGCAAGTATTAGAGGCTTGGATGTTAGTTATGTGCCGCATGCAGATTCATCGGGTATCTTTAAAGAAATATTTTCTCAAGAAAAATCTGTTAATGTTCAAACTCTTTATGATGTGCTTAAGGCTTCTCCAGAAGCTTTTGCTTGTATTATGGCTAAGGTTGAAGACATCTTGGCTGATTACTGGAAGTTTGCTTCGCCATCTAATTCTAAAAAATTAAGTAAAGCTGCATTGGATAAGGTGCATGAATTTGAAATAAAATCTAAATTTTATCAAGTCTTTACTGATGCTTGTTTTGATTATTTCGCAACTGGTAATGGTTATATCCTTAAACTTTCTGTAGATAAAGAAAAATTAAAAAGTATTCTTGAAAATTTAACTCACTATATGGCAAGAAAGTTAGGGGTTACTGGAATAAGTAAAGCAGACCAATTCAAAATATTAAAACAAGAGGGTGGGATTCCAAATGATTTACAATTATTAAAATCCTCTACAATAAAAATCAATTATGATAAGACTGGAGATATAGCCTCATACACTCAAGAAGTAAAAGGAGAAAAGAGAGTCTATCAACCAGAAGATATAATTCATTTAGGGGGAGTAAGAATTGGTGGAGGGCCTTATGCTTTTTCAGAATTAGAGCCTTTACTTTCAGATATTGGAACATTAATATTTGCTAAAGAATTTGCTGGAAACTATTTTGAAAATGATGGGGTTCCTTATTTTATTTTCAAGATGATTGAAGAATCTCCAAACGGTAGAAACTATAAATTACTAAAAAAAGAATTAAGAGATTTAAAAAAGAAAGGAGAGAAATATCGTTCTATGGTTTTAACTGGAAATGTAGATCCAATTCAAGTTAATAAATTTAATAAGGATATGGAATTCGCGAAGCTGGTAGAACACTTCACACAAATAATCTTTATGGGATTAGGAGTCCCAGCAACAAGAGTTAATTATGCATTAGCAAACAAAGACGCAACTGCAAAACAAGCAGGAGTTATAGAATCTGGTTATTATAAAAAAATTGCTTTTATTCAGAAAGGAATGGAAACTACTTTGAACAAAGAATTATGGAGTCACTTCGAGGTTCGTATGAAATTTAATAGAGCTTATAAGATTGATGAAATGAGAGAGGCACAAATAATTCAAATCCTAACACAAGGACAAATGATTACTGTAGAAGAAGCAAGAGAAAGAATGGGTATGGAACCAGAAATTCCTAAAGGGACAATGCCAAATTCATTGGGAGATGAAAACGCTATTAATTTTGAGAAAGACCAAAAAGAACAAGCAAAAATTGATGATAAGCCAAAAGATAAAGTTGATAATAAACTTAAATCTGTAATGTTGAGGAAAGGATTAACAGATAGTATTTCAGTATCTTATACAGATTTCATTTCTATTGTTGAAAACAAGTTAGGTCCTGGAAATTTCACAAAAGGTAAGGTTCTTTATGTTGAAACCATGAATGAATTTATACTATTTTTTGGGGATGAAAGCTGGAAATATAAAACAAGAATTGATAAAAACTCTATAGATGTAGAGCAATTTAGGGTAGAAAAGCTGCAAACGTTCATAAAATTGAAGATATAGTTTTATAGAAAACAAACATAGTTCTTTTAAACTATTAACGCTTAAAAGTTTTAAGCTTTGCTAAGAAGTTTTAATCAAATGAGTAAAAAATTTACGTTTATATGTAATGCAGCAGATTGTTATGAAGATACCATGGTTCTAAAAGGTAGTAAAAAAGAAGTTTCTCAAAGATTTATTTCTGTAATTGTTAGTGGATTAGAAACAGATAAGCAAGACGAAATGATGAGTCAAGAGGGAATAGATGATATGATTCTTCAATATAAATCTGCAACAATACCTTTCTTTTCAGACCACGGAGTAAATGCTCAAGGAGAACCTGGGAATTATACATGGAAAGGAATAATGGGTGTTTGGACTGATGCTGTTCAAGAGGGAAAACATCTAAAAGCAACACTTAGATTAAATGAAGCTCACCCAGACGCAGACTTATTTTTTAAATATATTCAAAATAAAATGCCTGTTGGATTTTCAATCGGTGGAAACCCAGTAAGCGAACCAGAGATGGTGGAGTTACCAGAATGATAAAAAAGAAAGTAGGAAAGAAATGGGGAAAGATAAAATTATTAGAAACTTCTGCAGTTGGAATACCTGCTTATGATTACGCAATTAACAAATCATTTAAATCCTTGATTAAAGCTTTGAGGGAAACCGCAGAGCCGATAAAGGGGGAATTAAATTTGGAGAAAAGTCCTATGGAAGAAGAAGAAGCTACTGAGACACCTGTCGAAGAAGCTACTGAATCTACTGATGAAGTATCAGAACCAGAGGAAGCAACTGCTGAGGCTGAACCTACTGCTGAAACTGCTGAAACTCCTGAAGAAGCTCCGGCTGAACCAGAAGAAGTAAAAGGTATGAGCAAAGAAGACATGATGGAAGTTATGACTAAGGGTTTCCAAGCTGCATTAAAAGCATCTGCAACACCAAGAGGTCTAATCGAAAGTGAAGACTCAAAAGTGGATAAGATGAAAGAAGTGTTAGCGAAGAAATCTATTGGCGAAATGGCTATGATGAATGGTTTATTCAAAGCACCAAGTATGTATGGAGACTTAAAATAATGGCAGATATTATGAAGGCCTTGAACGAGGCTACAAATTCTGACGGATTATACTTAGTCCCAGACGAGTTTAGCAATAGACTTTTGGCATTAGTGCAAGCAAAAACAACTGTTATGGCTGATTGTGATATCAGACAAATGGCTGGGCTTACACAATATATCCCTAAAGTTACTGCTGGAACAACTGCATATTGGTTAGGCGAAATGGAAGACATTACCGCTGCTAACTCAAAGTTTGGACGAATTACTCTTACTGCAAAGAAAGTTGCAGCATTGACAGAGGCATCTTCTGAGGTTTTAGAAGATAATAATGTTGGTGTGGCAGACCACTTAGTAGAGCAAATGGCTACTGATATAGCATTATCAATAGACGCTGAAATGCTTACTGGTGGTGGAACTAACTTTACAGGTTTAAGAGATACAGCTTCTATGGCGAACGCTGTTGATGCCGCTGGAAACACGGAATTAACACACGCTGATGGAACTGGAAGCGTTTTGACTGGTTCGACAATTACTATAGCTGCAACTCAAAAGGCAGTCTATGAGATACTTAAAGATAACCACGATCAACCCGACATTTCATACTGGAACCCAAAAACAATGGGACAAGTTGCAGCCTTAACTGACTCAACTACAAGACCAGTATTGAACCAAGAAACATGGGGAAGCCCATTGTTAAAAGAAGGCGTTGTTGGTATACTTTACGGGACAAAGGCTAAACTGACATCTCAGTTACCTACAAACTTATCATACGGAACAGCTGCTGCGCAGTCTGCTTCTTGTGCTGATGCTGTTGTAGGATTGAGTAAACAGTTTGCTATTTGTGGACAGAGGAGAGGTTTTATCTGGAAGACAGATTATGACATCGACACTGATAAATACAAATATCAAACTACTACAAGATTAGCTTTTGCCATCAAATATGCTAACGCATATTGTATGATTCGAGCAATAAGTGATAGTTAGTAAAGCTTAATCAATTTTTATTTTTTTTATTTTTTTTAATTTAAATCATCGAAGATGAAATATGACAACAATAACAAGCTTAGATTTATGGAAAAGTTTAGGGAAAAATTCCTATACTAAAGTTAGAACAGAGGCAGTTGGAACTGGAGATGGTTCTACAACAGCATTTTCTTTAGAATTTGATAATGTAATAACAGGCTCAACAACTCTTTATGCAGATGGTGTTGAAATTACAACTTCTTATACAATAGATTTAGATGATGGAGATATAAGTTCATTAACATTAGCTTCTGATAGTTCTTTAACTGCAGATTATAATTATGCCGATTTACCAGATTCACATATTCAAGATGTTTTAAATCAAGCAGATGAATTTTTAACAAGTTCTACGGGTAGAGTATTTGCTACAACAACTACTACAGAATATTTAGATGTAGAAAATGGAACACAAGATGAATATTTTTTAAAGCATTGGCCCATTTCTACAATTAGTTCTTTACAAATAAATACAGAAGATGTTACAGATACACCATCTTGGAGTTCTTCAACACAAGGATTAGGAAATGATTTCATAGCAAACGATGAAGATTTACTTGCTGGTAAATTTAGAGTTATAGATAATTTTCCGAACAAAGGAAAGGATATAATCAAGGTGACTTATGTTCATGGATATACTACAGTTCCTTATCGTGCAAAAGAATTAGCAACATTATTAGCTCAAGGAGTTTTAGTTCGTTCTACCGTTTATCAAACATTATATCAAGGGAGAGATGATTCATCTCCTATCAATCTCGACGTAGTTGAGAAAAGAGTAGCAACTTTAACTAATGAGTTGAAGTCTATGAATATAGAAAAACCGTAGGTTTAAAATGACGATAACAAATAGCACATTATTTAGTGCTTCGTATGACGAAGTCGAAACATTCTTAAAGACAATTAGTGATCCAAAAAAAAGATATAAAGTTAATTGGGTTCATGCATCTATGCCTCAACTTAATGGAAGAAACTTTGAGGGTTATCCTTTTATGACATTAAAAATTAGAGTAAATGAGGATGTTAAATCTTTTGATAATTCAACCTCTCAAAAAAACTTTAGAGCAATTGTTACAATCTATTCTGACCAACCAACACATATAGAAACAATTTGTGATAGTATTTTTTCTAATCTAAAAACTTCAACTGATTTAACATTTGGAGTTAGGACACTTAGTTCATCTCCTATTAACTGGACATTAGACCAAAAAGGTAAGAAAGTTTTATTTAGAGAAATCACATTAAATTTAGTGAGTAGAATATGATACAATTTAATAAAAGTGCAATGAAAGATGTTTTAAGAATACAACAAAAGTTAGTTAGAGCTGCAGAAGATATTAAAATAGATAGTGAGGAAAAGATAAAAGAGGTAGGAACATTAGGATTTAATTTTGCATTTAATTTAGCTCCACATTACAGAGGTAATTTAAGAAATGCTATGAGATTAGAGTTCCCAGGACAAGATACTTTTGTAATAATTTCATCTCAACCACAAGGAGATGGTGCATTCCCAACACATATATTATTTGATTTAGGGTTATATCCAAATCCAAGATTAGCAAGTAGTTTAGGTTTTATGAAACAAACTGCAGTATTCTTACAAGGAGAATTTGCTGAAAGATTAGAATTAGAAATTCATCGTTCTATCGAAAAGATAGGAGGAAATGTAAGGTAAATGATAGGAGGAAAAATATAATATGGCAGCATTAAATATGAACACAAAGGCATGGTATGATAAAGCATTTATTAGTATTGCTAAGCAAGCTGGAACAGAAAACCAACTAAGGGCTAAGACTACAAGTCTTAACATCACTGGTGGAAACTTTGACGTTGAAAGTATTGAAACTTTTGGTGGAAAGGTTAAAAGACTTGGAACAAGAGAAGATTTTGAAATATCTTTTGAGGGTATTCCAACATCACTTCAAGATTTTGATTGGATGTTTCATGGTGGTTCGGCAGGCGATGTAAGTATTACTACAAGTTCAATTTCAGATTTTAGAATAGCAATTCTATGGACTGATGAAAGTGGAATTACTGACGCAACTCAAGCTATTGCTACTGCAAGTGAGGCTTATAGAGAGTATTACGCAGAAGCTAATCTTGTATCTTTAGAAAAATCAATGGACGCAGGAGAACATCTAAAAGCAGATATGACTTTTAAGTGTCCTTTTGAAGATTCAGATGGCTCTCAAAATTTTAAATTTGAAGTATGTAATACCGCAAGCACATTAGGCTCAGCAAGTGCATACACTTCAACTAATAAATTTTAAGGTGATAGATTGGATGAATTTGTAAACGACATACGTGAAAAGAGAACAACAAACTTCTCTGTTACAAGAATTCCAGTCTGGGCTTTGAAAGAATTTAAGAAGCTTTGTAAAGAAGAATATGGAGATATTTATTATTTGGGAATAATTCAACTTATGAAAACTAAAAAGATTTATGAGGAGATTATCCCGCTTTTCCATTCTTTACAAAAGACTACAGAGAACTTACAGAAACAAATAGATGAACTAAAGAACCCAGAGCAACATAAAGAAATTAAAACATTCGGAGAATAAAAATGTCAAAACTATCAACACTATTAGGAAAGTCCAAGACTTTTAAGATTGGTGAATTAGATTTGGAATTAAAGCCGCTTAGATTTGAGCATATGGATTTGCTTGCGAAGTTAGATAATCCAGAACAAAGAATCAAAGCTATGCAAGAGATTATAAAAATAACTCTTAAAGAAGCTGTTCCAGATGCAACTGATGAAGAAATCAATAATTTAGGTTTATCCTATCTTATGGAAATTTCAGAAGCAATCGGAGAAGTTAATGGATTAAAAGATGTTACACCAAAAACAGATTAAGGATTTAATGAATCAAGGCAACTTAGACAAAAACATAGTTAGAACTATTTTTGATTTTATGTATTTTATGCACCAACCACTTTCAGAAATTATGGAAATGCCTATTCCTTTATCCTCAGAATTAATGGATTGTTTGGATGCACAAAAAAAAGCGGAGGCTAAATCGTATAAATAATGGTAAAAAGAGATATTAAAGGAAGATTTGTAAAAGGAAGTAAACCTATCGCAGGTTTTAAGAAAGGGCAAAAAATGAGATTAGGAAGTAAACAATCAAAAGAAGCAAAGAGAAAAATAAGTTTAGCAAATTTAGGGAACCATAAAAAACGTGGAAAGAAATTAACAAGAAAGCAAAGAGAAAATATTAGTCTCGGACATAGGGGGCAGATAAAATCTCCTAAAGCTTATTCTTTTGGTAAGGGAAAAGATAACCCTAATTGGAAAGGAGGAGTTACTCCCCTAAATAAATTATTAAGAAGAACAAGTAAATGGAAAATCTGGAGAGAATTAGTTTTCTTGAGAGATAATTTCACTTGCCAAAATCCTCACTGCGAATTTTGTAATAATAAAATTGGAGGGATTATGTTACATCCCCATCACATTAAACAATTAGCATTTTATCCAGAATTAGTTTTTAGAGTTGATAATGGAATAACTTATTGTGCTGAATTTCATCTTAAATCTGGTTTGCATAAAAAGATTATGCAAAAGGAGTGTTAAAATTGCGACCGAGGAGATAAGGATTGTAGGAACAGCTAATATGACTGAATTAGAGAAAGGCTTAAACATAGCTGGAATGAGTTTAGGAAAATTCAATAAACATATGAAAACTAACTTCTTAGCATTTGGTAAGAATCAACAAATTACAAGTAAATTAACTGGGCAAATGCAAACCTATGGTCAAGCAATAAATCAAGCAGCAATAAAAGGTAGAAGATTTAAGATGGAGTGGTTAGGAATTATGTTTGCAGGGATGGCTTTAGATAGAGCATTTGGGGGTTTAGTAAGAACCCAATTAAAATTATTTGGGGTAACAGAAATGATGAGTAGTGCTTGGACCATTGTTATGCTTCCAGTTATGGAAAAAATTTTACCAATGTTATATAATTTAATAGACGTTTTTATGAATTTACCAGAATCGGTAAAATTAGCAATAGGAACATTTATTTTATTTGGTGCACTCTTTGGGAAAATTCTTTTAATTGTTGGACAAGTAATGTTAGCAATAACTTCTTTAGCAGTAGTTGGACCAATTTTTCTGATAGCAGTTGCAGCCGTAAGTCTATTTATTCCTTTAATGGCGATTTTGATAGGATATTTTACTAATTTAGAAAAAAATACAAAGGGTGCAAGAACAGAATTAACTAAGATGGGGGTTGATGGAGATATTTTACTTGAGATAGTAAAGAAAGCTAAGAAAGCTTTTTTCTGGGTTATTGAATTCTTTGGTAAATTAAAGGTTAAAGTTATGGAATGGTTTAGTTCCTTATGGGAGGGATTTAAAAAAAGGCTTCCAGCAATGTTAGAGGGAATTTTAAATTTATTAAAACAAGTTTGGACAGGATTTAAAAAAAGGCTTCCAGCAATGTTAGAGGTAATTATTAAGTTATTCAATAAAGTTTGGAGTTGGTTAGTTGATAATATCCCAAGATTTATTAAAATGGGTGGAGATTTATTACTCTCTTTAGTTGATGGAATTTTAAATAATATTGATAAAATTATAGATGCAATTACTTTTTTAATTGATAAAATAGTTACATGGATTTCAGATAATCTTTCAAAGGTAATAAAAGCCGGGTTAGATATTATTTTAGCAATAGCAAAAGGGATAATAAAAAATATAGATAAAATAATTATTGCCATATTTGATGTGATAAAAGAAATAATAAAATGGGTTAGCACACATGGAGAAGAGATAGGGAAGATAGGATTAGAATTAGCTTGGGGGATAATCAAAGGATTATGGGAGGGCCTAAAGGGAGTAGGTAAGGATATTCTTGGTTGGCTTACTGGGGGAAGTAAACCAAAAAAATCTTCTGGATTAAGAATGTTCCAAACTGGGGGATTAGTAACTGAAAACGGTCCAGCAATATTGCATCGTGGAGAGAGAGTAGTTCCTAAAGGAAGAAGTGGAACAGGTGGAGAAGTAACCTTTTCACCAACAATTAATTTAAACGCTTCAATAAATAATGATATGGATGTAAGATTATTAGCAGAAAAATTAAATGGATATTGGGCTAAGGATTTTGAGCGTCTCATGCAGAGAGGGAGTTACTAATGGTAAATAAATTAATAATGGAGGTTAAAAACTAATGGCAATTTCAGTAAATATGACACTTCCAACAAATTCGAGTTGGTATTCTAATGGTGGTTCTCAAACAATCGCTTTGGCAGGTGTTAATACAATTACTATGAACACAAAAAAATCTTTAATAAAAATTCAAATTCAACAAAGTGCAGCAACAATCGCAGCTAATCCAGGAGATAAAGGTAAAAATTATGTAAAAGATTTAAAAGTAATTGAAGATACAATCAAAGTAAATGGATGGTTAATTGATACAACAGCTTCATCTGCGTGGGAACAGGCTTGGCAATTAAGAGGAATGTCTGCGGCAGGTGGCCCAGTAAATAGTTTAATCATAGATAATTTAACGTTTAGTTCTGCAACTCAAGAAGCATTTTTAGAAGAAGTAAATTTTGTTATGCACCCATTAAGAGCGCAAAGTTTAGATATAGCAGATACGTCAAGTGGTTCGATGAATGTAGCAAGAGCAGAAATAGAATTAACATTTTATTTGGGGGACGAAAGATGATTAAATTAAATTATAGGAGGTTAAAATGGAAAAAGCAAGTTTAAGTGGAACATTTCACGTAGCTGTTTTGGGTGAAGATGGTATTGAAAAATATCATAACATAGTTCCAAACACAATCATGAATGCTGGTAAAGCAGTAGTTTCTGGTTTAATGCTAACAGATATTGGTGGGACAGCATTTGATAACATAGCAATCGGAACAGACGCAACTGCGCCAAATATAACAGACACTTCAATGTATGCAGAAGTTTATAGAAATTCTGGGACAGGTTCTCAAGAAACAACTACCGTAACTGATGATACTGCAAGACTTACTACAAGTATAGCAATTACTTCAAGTGTTACACTTCAAGAAGCTGGTATATTTAATAGTTCTTCTGCAGGAGATATGTTAGCTCGAGCAACTTATAGTGCAACAACTGCAAGTTCTGGAGATACTGTAAATATTGGCTATGATGTTAAAGTAGCTTAATTCCATTTAAAAGATGGTATTAAATTTATACTTAAATGAAATATTAGTGGCTACTAAGGAGATTAAATGGCATTAGTAAAAGGGACAAATTTTGGATTTGTATTGGCTGCACCTGTAAATGACCCAGCAGCAACTGCTTCTTCTACTGAGAATAATATTAGAGCTAATAAAGACACATCTCCATCTGGCGCGTCAAAGATTACTGAGATTGGTTGGTGGTGTGACAATGCAACAGAAGAAGCTAATTTTGAAGTAGGAATTTATACTCATAGTGTAGGAGATGATGAACCTTTAAATTTATTAGCTGGAGCATCACAAACTAATGCTAAGGGAACAACTGCTGGTTGGAAAAAGGTTACAGGATTAAATATTTCAATATCACCATCCACAATTTATTGGATTGCTGTTCAACTTGATGATACTGCAACAACTACAAATAATGATAGAACTCCAGGTCAGGTTTCTCCAACATCTTTTAAAGTTGGAGAAACCACCTTAGCTAACCCTTGGCCCAGTAGTAGCTCAGGAAGTAATTACCCAATAGGAATTTATGCAGTAGTTGAAATAGCAGGAGAAACACATAATCTTTCAGAAACAGATACAACCACATTATCAGATTCTGTTTCAATTAATGCAGTAGCTGGACCCGAAACACATCCTATTTCTGAAAGTGATATAACAACTTTAAGTGATACTGTTTCAATTAATGCAGTAGCTGGACCAGAAACTCATAATATTTCAGAAAGTGATACAACGACATTATCTGATTCTGTTTCTATAAGCCTCCCAGGTAAAGCCTCTGGCTTAGCAAATAAAAATACGATGTGGGTAAATAACTCTGGAACTTGGGTAGAGTTTAACCACTATGAATTCTTCGAAGTAAAGAAAAAACAAAACCAAATGTCAGAATTTGAAGTAAAGATATTTGATATAACCACCCCACAAAAAGCTTATTTTAAAGAACAAGCAGAAGTATTATTCTTTGCTGGAACCACAATGATTTTGAAAGGAAGAATTCAAACTATTGAATATGGCTCTACTTTTGAAGTAATTGCCAAAGGCTTTGGAATGGAAGCTAAACTTTTAGATAAACAATTTATTAAGGCGGGTGATAATCGTGTTCAATATACAAATGAAAGTGCTGAAACTATTGCAGAGGAAATCAATGACTCAATACTTACAACTGCTTCTGATGGAATTTGGCCATTAGGGGGAGATTTTGGGAGTGTATCATTAAGATTTGAGTATGCAAATCGTCTTAATGCTTTAGGAAAATTATCTGAAACTATTGATTATTATTGGTGGGTGTCTCAAACATCTTCTGATAATTATTCTGCAAATTATATTCATTTAGATGACGATCAAGGATTAACTGCTTCGCAAAAAACATATAATCTAACAAGTAGTGCTATTGAAACATCTCAAGAAAAAGATATAACTAACTTAGTTAATTATGTGTATGCGCTTGGTTATGGTGATGGAATAAATCAATTATCTACTTCAATGTATGCAGCATCAACTCAAAGTTCTTTCTTAGATCTAAATATTACTTCAACAGATACCTCTATTCTTTGTGCTGATGGTTCTGTATTTGATGCAACTGGTTCTGCAAGAATAGCTAAAGAGATAGTAACTTATGCTGGGATTTCTTCTAATACTTTAACTGGATGTTCGAGAGGTGTAGGCACTACTGCGAAAGCTCATAATAGAAATTGTTATATTGAACAAAGTTATACTACAACCTCTGCTCAAACTGGTTCTTCAATTAAAACTTATGGTTTAATGGATTATACTTTAATTGATAAAACAATAATAGATACAGAAACATTAGAAGTAATTGCGAGTGGTTATCTTTCAGATAGAAAAACTCCAATTCTTAGAATTAAAATTATCCCAGACGAACCATTAGCTGACGCAAGTTTAAACATTGGAGATAATGTAACAGTAACAGATAGTGAATCAGATATTGATAGTGATTATAGAATAGTAGGACAAACTTATCGTAGTGATTATGGATTTCTTTCTTTAACTACAGAAGTAAGTAATCGTTCTTTAGAATTTATAGAACAAATGAATAAAAGTAAACAAGATACAGAAAATCAAGCTAAATATATGCAAGGTGCAACTAATATTATTTCATTACAGGAAACTGAAAATTTAGATAATGCTCATCCACTTAATATGACTTTTTATATTCCAGATGAAGCAGTAAAAATTAATATGGTTAAACTTAATTTTAATCAAAAAGGGTGGCGTTCATACGGTGACTACCAAATTCAAGAAGAAGATTTAAATGACCCTAAAACTATTGTTTCTATTGGAGCGATTGATTCTGAAACTTATAAAAATTTAAGCTCTTCTGGAACTCCAACTTCTGCAACTACCTCAACACTTACAGATACAAATTCTTCTTGGGATACAAATTCTTATCAAAATTTTGTTATGAGATGTGACGACCAATTAAGAGTAATAGAGTCTAATAGTGGAACAGTAGCTTATCTTACTACCCCCTGGGCAGATATTCCAACAACTAATAGTTTTTATCAAATTATTGAACCTTATACAACTTCTCAAACAGATGTAGATTTAACAAATGAAATTGATTCAATCGGTGTAGGTGAATGGGCAAACATTAAATTTGAAAATGCTGGAGGATTAGAAAGTTATGATAAACCAGATTCTTCACTTGATACAGATTTATGGTCTACGACAAATGCTGGAACAGGAGGACGAGTGACAGCTTCAACACTTCAAGAAACTGCAACATTTATTGAGGGAGATTTAATGATTAGTGCGGCTACTGATTCTGCAACTTATAATATTGGGTGTTCTACAAGTAGTTTACCAGAATTAACTGACATGGCAGAAATATCTTTTAGAATTCAAAGAGGAGCACAAATTCCAACAGATGATTCAGATGGTGCATTAAGTTTCACAACAGGGGCTAAATCTTATGGTAATCTTTCTGAGGGAATAGACTATAACGTTTCTGGAGATACACTTTATCTTTTTGCTGATAGAGAATATAATTTTAGTTCAATGAATATAGGTGCTGGAACAACTGTTGTTTTAGATAGTTCTGAAACAGAAGGTTCTGTTTTAGATATTTTTTGCACTGGGAGTGCAACTCTTGCTGGAACAATTAATATTAATGGGGCAAATAATCCTTGGACTTATGGAGACCAAGTAAAAACAACTTATAAAGGGATAGTTGGCCCAGGTGTTGCTAATGGTGGTAGTGGTGGTAGTGGTGGAGGTCAAGGAAATGGTTTTGGTGGTGGGGGTAGTGGTGGTTGGGCTCAAGCATATTATTCAACAAATAATTATAATGGTTCTCGGGGTTCTGGAGGGGTTGGAGGTCAAAATCCTGTTGGTGGGTCTGGGAATTATAGTTATGGAGCTTTTGGAATTAATGGGAATGTAGGTGTTGAAAGTGGCGGTGGAAGTGGTGGGATAGCAAGTGTTGGTCCAAGCCAAGTAGCATATTGGGCTTCAAGTGGGGATGGAGCATCTTCTTTTGGAGGGACTGGTGGTGATGGAAGTAGAGGTTATGGAGGAAGTGACCACGCATTAGGTGGATCAGGTGGTGGTGGTGGTGGTGGAAGAGCAGGAAAACAAGGGTGTCACTTTTATTTACATGCTGACGAAATAATTTTTTCTGGAACAATTAACACATCTGGTTTTAGTGGGACTAACGGAGGAAATGGTGGGAAGGGCTATGGACATTATGATGGTTCAAGTCGGGGTTTTCTTGCCAGAGGAGGCTGTGGTGGGGGTGGAGGCGGAGGCGGAAATGCTGGAAATATCAAATTATATTATATTACAAGTTATGATGGAACAGGAAAAACTACCATTATGACTGCCGGATCTAATGGGGGAGGAGGGACAATAGGGACATCTGAATATTATAATATTTCTGGAGGAGATTCTACTAATGGTTCGGCAGGAACCGCAGGTTCAGCAGGAAGTTTTACTTCACAAGTTCAAGTTTCTGGAGGATTCCCAGATACAAGCCCAAAAATGTATGTGTTTGGTGAAACCTATGATGAAACAGATGGAATAGGAGATGATGATTCAAAATGGTCAATTAAAAAACAAGCTAACGATGATTGGATATTATATAATGATGAGGTTTCAACTTCAACTATTTCTCCAGGTGATAATGTAATTGGAGTTTCTATTGATGGAACATTAACTACAAGTGCAGCAGTAAATTATAATTGGAAATTATATGACTTACAATTAGGAGGTAGAGCAAGAATGAGGATAGAAGCTAACGCTTATATGCAAACATTCATAAAATCAACATGATAAAATTTATATTAAATCTATTTAAAAAAGAAAAGATGATAGAAAGAAAGAAGATAGATAAGAGTAAGGTTAAAGATATTTTTAATCCTAAGAGTAAAACAATAAACCTCACACCGATTCAAGTTTATGTAATTGATGAGAAATATTCTTTAGGCAATTTTGAGAGTTTGAAAGCTTTTTTGAAAAAGGATTTTACTAACTTAAAAATTTATTTATCTGAACAAGCTGATTGTGATGATTTTGCTATTCAGCTTTGGAGTAGGTTCAAAAAGATTAATCCTAACTTTGCATTTGGCTTTGCTATTTCTAATTCTCACGCGTTTAATGTTTTTATCGACGACAAAGAAAAGATTTGGATAATTGAACCTCAAACTGACGAAGTCTTTGAATACAAAAACATTAAATCTAAATATAAATTAAAGATGGTGATAATATGAATGGAAATGGATTAGACATAACAGAAGAACAATTTATAAAAATGAGTTCAAAAGAAAGAGATCTAATGATGTTTAGAAATGTAACTCATATTAGAAAACAATTTAAAGATTATTCATTTCATAGAAAAATAAATTATGTTTGGTTATCTGTTTTAACAATCACAATAATAGGAAGAAGATTTATACCTTTATAATGGAAAAAATGAATTGGAAGATTTGGTGGAAGAAAGTAGGATTAACTGCGTTAGCAGTTTTAATTGCTGGAGGCATTAGTGTCTGGCAAAATAATCCTTACTGGTTAGCTCTTTTACCAATCTTAAAAGGTATTGAGAATTACTTTAAGCATAAATAATGACTACAAACCCAACTGATATGAAACAAGACGAACATGACGATAGTAGTGGAACACTTCGTGGATTACTTTATGGAAAAACTACAAGTGGTGAGGCTATTCCAATCGTTGTAAAAAATGATGGGAGCTTTAAATGACAACTAATCCAGTAGATATGATTCAAGATGAACATGATGATACTTCTGGTGCTAAAAGAATTCTTTTATATGGAACTACAACAAATTCAACAACTACACCAATTTTACTTAATGATGATGGGACAATAAAAATAGAAGAAATCTTAACTCATGAAGAATTATCTGATATGCCAGATGTGACAGGCACTAATTCAGACCACGACTCAAGATATTACACAGAAACAGAAATAGATAATAGAGTTTTATCAGATTTATCAGATGTAACTACTTCTTCAATCGCAGATAATGAATTACTTGCTTATGATACTTCTTCAAGTAATTGGATAAATCAAACGCCGACTGAGGCAGGATTAGATAATATTTATTTAAAATTAGATGGAAGCAATGCTAATACTAATATTGATATTGGAACTTATGATTTAACAACAGCAGGGGATGCAACGATAGGAGACTTAACTCTTAAGAGTAAAATAACATTAACTGGTGCTAATAGAGACTATTTGGGGACTATGACTGCTCAAAATACAGACCCTTGGAATTTAGACATAGTAGGGGATGGAACTGATTTCACAACTCTAAGTGTAAGCCAAACAGTTTATATATATGAGCCAGGAGGTGAAGGTCAAGCATATACCTATCCAATGTCAGTTAATACTATTACAGATAGCACTCATATGAATGTTAATGACTCATTCGGATTTTTTAGATGGCCAGGACCAACAGCTGTTAATGGTTATATTGAAGGGGATTATTTTAATTGGTATGATAGCTTAGGAAATGCTTTAATTAATATAAATACAAATGGTTATTTTCGTTTAGATAGTCCAAGCACAATATATTTTGGAACAAGTGCAATAGATAATAGTCAATTCTTATATAGCACAAGAAAGTTTGTAGTAGAACAAAGTAATAAAGATAGTTATGGTGCATTAAGATTTACAAATTATAATGATAGTGTTAGTGTTTCTCCAGGATTAAGTGGTGCAAAAGGTATATTTGGACTTACTTCTTCAAATACTAATCACTATACAATAGGTAGTTGGTGTATGGGGTATAATCCATCTTATCCAGAAAAATCAGCAGGGCAAGTAATTGGTATTGGTGGAATAAAGTTTTTACCAGATAGCACCCAAACAGCAAGTGCTAATTCAATAAAATTTTGGCAAACAAATGCAAATTTAGTAGGACAAGATTTTAATATTGAAGCAATGCAAGGTGCAGGAACAGACAAGGTTGGTGGAACAATTAATATCAAAGGTGGTAAAGCAACAGGAAATGCAGCAGGGGGTAGTTTAACCTTTCAGACATCAACAGCAGGATCAAGTGGAACATCACTTCAATCTTGGGCAACAAGATTAACAATAAGTCCTGATGGACTTCAAATAAATGATGCTACAAGTTTCACAGGAACAGGAAGAATTGAAGGATTAAAATTAAATGGAGTAACTAAAACAGCAAATTATACTATGACTGCAACTGATGATGTTGTTTTGTGTAACACAAATTCTTTTACAATCACTTTACCAAATGCAGTATTGAGTCAAGTTTATACTATTAAAAATATAGCTTCGGTAACAACAATTACAATAGCAACCACAGATGCAGCAACAATAGATGGAGATGCTACTTGGGATATATATGGAAAAGAAACAATAAGAGTAATAAATGATGGAACTGATTGGTGGATTGTCTAATGGAAAAATACTTAAAATCTAAAAGACTCAATATAAGATGACAGAACTAAGAAGAATACACGGATTGTATAATGATACCCAAAGTGCGACACCTCGAATAGATGCTTCTACGCATGCGTTTGAAACTATTGAGTATCCTCATCATGAAATTCATGCAGGTTCTCACTATTATGTTCAAGGCTATCTGACATTAGCAGACACTGAGACCTATTATATTAAAATGGAAACAACAAATTCAACTAAGTGGACACATTTCATTTTTGATATTAAATCAACAGGAATTTTAACAACCACTTTAAAAGAAGATTGTATTGGTGGCATGACTGGTGGAACATCTATGCCTCCTCTAAATAATAATAGAAATTCAGCAAATCCAAGCACAGCGATCTTAACTTCAGGAGTTACAGATTGCACATCATCTGGACAACTACTGGAAAGTGATAAGTGGGGTGCTGAGGGATTTAAAGAGAATATTGGTGGTGGTGGTTCAAGAGAGGACGAGTGGGTTTTAAAACAAAACTCAACATATCTAAGAATGTTTAGCTCATCTGCAGCAGATAACATAGTTCAATTTAAAGGAACATGGTATGAACATACCGATAAAAACTAAGGGGGTTAAAATGATAGAAAAAGTAGGAAATGATTACAATATTGTAACTTATAAAGAAGCAATAGACAAAGATGGAAAAGTAATAGAGGTAGTAGATACTACAATATCAAAAACTATGGAAGATATAGATTATCAAATAGAAGCAGCAACTAAGATATTAGCATATTGGACTAAGTTGAAATCAGATGCAGAAAAATCAGAAAGTATTTAAAGATGAAATCACAGGGTAAACTTGAGAATAGATTACTCTTAATGAAACCAGTGGAAAATGGCATTGGTAAATTTATTCCTTATTGTAATTATCAACACCATAAGGGAGTAGTTATTCACAATAATTACAAGCTGTGTGAAAGAAGAAAATGCACTCACTACTTGAGATTGTATATCGTTTACAAAGATTTAAATAATCAAAAGAATTCAAAGAATAATGGATAAACAAAAAGTTATAGAATTGAAATCTCAAGTCTATGATTGTTTGAAAACGATTGAAGTGGCGCAAGCCAAATTACAACAATTAAACCAAGCCATCAGACAAGAAGAAGCAATTCCTGACGAGAAACCAAAAGAAGAAAAATAAGTATAATAATCTTTAAATACTACTAATCTTTTTGAACAAAATGAAACATCATTCTAAATTAAATTTTAAGGAGGTTAAACAAATGGAAAAAAACATGAGTGCATTAGCTGTTGTTCTTGTCGTATTATGCTTGGTTTTGGGATACACTACTGGGTATGTTATGGCACCTGAAAAGGTTGAAACAATAACTAATGAAGTCATCAAAGAAGTTCCTACTATTGTGACTGAAACTATTACTCAAGAAATTGAAGTAATATCAACAGATACACAGCCTCTTTTAGATACTGCAATCGCAGATTTTCTGGAAGAAGTAGAAGATGATAAGAGCTTGCAGAAATGTAAAACAGTTAGATATGATGAAGATCAAATCAAAGTGAAAGATATTGATGAAGAATATTCTATCAGTTACGGCGACGACAGTTATACAGTAGCTTTTGTTGTTGAATTGAAATATCTTGACAAGGACGTAGAAGATAAATGTTATAAAGAATATGATGTTACTGCTTACTACGAAGATGATGAAGATGTTGAAATAAGCTATTGAAATTTCAATAGCTTAAGTAAACAGTTAAATTTTTAAATTCTTTTTTCTTTATTTTTTAGTGGCTTTGTTCGTGCAGAATTCTGCCACACTTTTATTCTAATTCGCAGGAACTTCTTAGCATTATCTATAAACTTTTAGGCGTTTAGCCATTCAAAACAACAATATTTAAAAACCATAATTCTTTGAAAAACTAATGCACGAACAAAAATTCTCATTAAGTAAATCTAAGACACCAAAGAGTTATAGAGGTATAGCAGGGAGAAATCCTAAAGCCCGTGCTTCTCATCAAAAAGCGAGTAAGGCTTGTTCTGGAAATTTAATTAATGTTAAAATGTTTAATTGAAGAATTCATACTTCACAAGACAAATTGAGAATTCATAAATCAAGAGAACATAAATACCAATAACAAAACTATTCAAAAATCGAGTGCTATCGGCTCTGGTTTTATTACCTAAACAGGTGTAGATTTTATGTTATGTTGTTTAAAAGAGTTAGTGTGGTATGCCTAACACGTGAAGAATTCACACCATTAGTGAGAAATCCAATATATAATGGAAATAAATAATATTAATAAGGGCAAGTGTAAGGGCTGTTCTGAGATTAGAATCTTAAACAAAGATGATTTATGTATATTTTGCACTACTACTTACTCTGGCCCTGGAATAGAAGTAAAAGAAAAGAAAATCTCAGATAATCATGGTAGAGAGATAAGATCAAAATCCGGTGACTTTAAGCAAGAAAACGCTTGGATGCAAAAATAACTGGGGATAATTTTGTCATTTTAGAGTAAATAATAAATATCGTAACATTTATAAACAAACATTACTAATAAATATAAGTAAACAATGGTATTAAAAACATTAAAAGATTTTGATTGGGGTTTTCTTAACGTTGATAAAAATGGGAAAATCATAATTGGAGAAAAGACAGAGTATTCTGAAAAAGCAGTAAAATATTTAGATTTAAAACAAGAAGCTATTAAGTGGTTGAAAGAATATTATCATCCAGATAAGACAACACTTCCAATAAGTGCTTGGTTAGATTTCTTTAATATAACTGAGGAAGATTTAAAATGAATATTCAAAAATTTGTAGAAAAAGTGCTTGGAGTAAAATTAACTAATTGGCAAATAAAATTTATTAACAAATATAAGGAGGTAAAAATAAATAATGGAAAATCAAAAAGGAGAAGTTCAAGCAATTTCTCAACAAAATAATGCTGTTCAGATAGATGATGTTTGGTATGATTTAGGTCCAAAAGTAAAAATGAATTATATTAAAAAAGGGCCTTGTGAATACTCAACAGAAGAAACCGACGGTGATGCTAATGATTTAGTTGTATTTTGTGGTAAGCCAAAAGGCGATAGCCCAAATTCTAACGGAACAGTAAATAACCCAAAAGGATTAGATAATACAAGTAATGATATGACTAAAATGGCTGCCTTAAAGTTTGCAGGAAATGTTTATATGGGAACTGGACAAGAGTCAGACGCAAAGGTCTTAACAGAAAGTGCATTAAATTTTTTGGAGAAGGGAGTATGGATAAGCACGGAGAAAGTTCAATGAAGTGGCGAGAGGATAGAGAGAAAAGAAAAGCCTATGGTAGAGATTATTATAAAAAAAATAAGTCTAAACTTCAAAAATCTTCAAAAGGAGATTATCAAAAAAATAGAGATAAATTATTAGCTAAGAATAAAAAAAATTATCAAGACAATAAAGAAAAGATAATCAAAAAACAAATAATTTATAGTAAAAAACCCGAAGTTGTTGAAAAAAGAAAGATTAGACTAAAGAAATACAGAAAAGATAATCGAGAAAAAATAAGTAAATATTATAAAAAGTATAGGCAAAAGAAAAGCTACAAAGATAAAAATAGGGAGTTGAATAAAAAAGACAGGATTAAGCATAAAAAGCATTATGATGCAAGAAAGTTAGCGCAGCTAATCCCTATCCAAAAAAATAAACTATGTGAGGTATGTAATCAAAGACTTACAAAAGAAAGACACCACAAAGATTATAACAAACCATTAGAGATCATGTTTGTTTGTATTGTCTGTCATAAAAGATTGCATTGTAAAGATTAGAAGATATTTATTTATCAAAGCAAAATATCTGTTAGATAAAACTCAAATAATCTCCGAAACTGATTATTCAATTTCATTTTTAGTAGGAGATTTTCATGTTACACTTAAATATCAGAATCATCGGTTGATCGCATTATGCGAATGCAAGGCAGGAAGTTTAAATCAACCATGTGCGCATATATTATGTGCGATTACAAAATTAACAAATAAACAAAATGAAAAAAATATGTAAAAATTGTAAGAAAGAATTTGAAGCAGAAAGCAGATAAGAAATTCATAGTTGCTATTGAAGTAACTGATTAAAACATGAAAACAATAAAAGAATTAGAAGATGAATTGAAAGTATTAAACTCAGATAGTCATGTTAATTGGGTATTTTGTATTGCACATAATAAATCAAAACTACAAGCACTAAAAGATGTGTTAGGGTTGATTGATGATTTAGAGAAAAGCCATGGTAAACATTGGTTTATTAAAGAACTAAAAAAGAGGATATCAGGATGAAAACAATAAAACAATTAGAAGCTGAAATTAAAGAAGATACAGATATAATAGCAAAAAGCTTTATTTATGAACATATAACTATACTAAAAGATGTG